CACCAAGTACCGCAAAGCGAACTCAACCCGCGAGACCTACAAAGCCAAAGCAACCGACCCTTTCACCAAAGCCAAGGCCGCAGCCCGCGCCCGGCTCACATCCACAAAGTAGAAACCAATGAACATCATCGACACCAACATGCTCGGCCTCAAGGAGCTGAGCATCCCAACCGACACCACCCAGTCCCAATGGGAGGAGATCCACCGCAGTCTGCTGGTCTGCAAGAAGTCCGCAGCCAAGTGGCTCAGCCAGTCCCGCTCGTTCGCCTCCGATCGCTGGGGCGTCGACTATGTGGCAGAGACCGAAGTGCAGCTCGAGCTTGGCCTCGGCCTACCCGAACCGGTGAAGCCCGAACCACTCAACCCATCCGACAAGTCGAAGGCGATCGTCACCATCGAAGGCGTCCATCAGTCCTTCGTGCTCTGGCAGCGCAAGATGGCCGGCGAGGTCGAGACATGGGATGACGACCGACTCAAACGAGCGTTGGATCTTCTCGAGCCGATGGAGCAACAAGCCAAACGCATCCGCGAACTTCTCGGGAAATGAAAACGATCGACCGAAAAAATTTAGGGAGTCTCCTTGGAACGAGCGCTCATTTGGTGTTGGGCCACTCTCGTCAGTTGTCTGAGTGTTGACTTTTGAGCCTTTGTTGACTTCGCCATGGGGATCACGGAACTGAGCAAAGCCCTCGAGATCGACAAAGGTCTCGTTTCGCGGCTCGTGAAGAAGGGGATGCCGACCACTTCGGTGGATGCAGCGCAGGCGTGGCGTGAGGTGAACGCGAAGCCAAAGCCCCGGAAGAACAAAAAGGTGATGGACGCCCCGCCGCCGGTCGCCAAGCCCCAGCCGGTCACAGCCCAAGCGCATGACGCGCCCGAGCCGGACGACGATGACAACACCCCGCGCCAGTCGCTTCGCCGGGCGAGGTTAGCGGAAAAAGTCGGCTACAACGAACTGGTCCTCTGCAAACGGAACGGCGGATCGATCGAGGACATCCGCAAGGCGAACTCGATTTACATCGCCGCCAGGAACAACCGCCACAAAGCCGAACGCGATTTCAAGGAATGGCAACGCGCGGAGGGGATTCTGCTCTACTTCGACGAGGCCAAGGAGATCGCCGGTCGTCCGCATGTGGCCGCCAAGCAGACCCTCGAAATCGCAGCCAAGACGCTCGCCCCTCGGCTCTACGGCCAACCCCAGAAAGCGATTGAAAACGCGCTCGCTGAATGGATCGACAATCTCACCGCCCTGATCCGCCAATCAATATGAAAATCGACCTTTCCGCGGATTTTGACCTCGACGAATTAGAAATCGGCGAAATCTCCACAACGCCAAACGACCAGACACCAACTACACCGCAACCGCCAGCGGGAATGTTCTCTTTATCAAAAAATCACTTCCTCCGCCAATTTCACGAAAGCAAAGCAAAGGACAAAACAAACCGTAGAGGCGTAAAACGATTCATCCACCCGGAAAACGCCCGCGGCCTTCTTCCCTATTTACCAGACCAAGGAGACACTACGCACGCAATAGTGCGCGGCGATTTTGTCCTCGGAGAAATCATCCCCGTTATTTTGCGAAACAAGCCCGCGGATTGCGTCGCCATTGCCACCCTCGGCATGAGCGAAGCCAACGCCAAAATGCTCGCCGGGCTCCGGGACCGCGGAATGATTCGAGAATTGCACCTGGTTGTTTCCCACTACTTTGCAAGCGTGGATGCCACTAGCACATTCGCAAAAGTCTGTCAGATTATTGGACCGCACGCGCCCACGGTCACGCGTAGCCACGCAAAGGTAATCATCATTATTCAGCCGCCGAATTTCTACACGGTCGCAGGATCAGCTAACCTTCGCTCAAGCGATAATATCGAGCAATTTGCAATCTGGAACGACCCCGAAGTTGCCGACTTCCACCTGAACTGGATGAAAGAACTCATCAAAAACAAACCATGACCATCGAACACCTCAAAACATCTGACCTCATCCCCTACGCGCGGAATGCCAAGAAGCACGACGCTGCGCAGGTCGCCAAAATCGCCGGTTCAATCCGCGAGTTTGGATTCAACAACCCCGTCTTGATCGACAAGGACAACGGCATCATCGCCGGTCATGGCCGCGTGATGGCAGCGCAATCGCTCTCACTCGACACCGTCCCTTGCATCCGCCTCGGTCACCTCACCGACTCGCAACGCCGCGCCTACATCCTCGCCGACAACCGCCTCGCTGAAATCGGCGGTGGGTGGGATGAGGAAATGCTGAAGCTCGAACTATCGGAGCTTGGCGATCTGGATGTCGACCTCGAAGCGATTGGATTTGGTGCGGAAGACCTCGCTGAGATGAAGCTCGAAGATGAGCCTGAGCCATCAGAAGTCGATGCTGAACCGCAGATCGACAAGGCCGAAGAACTCCGCGCCAAGTGGGGTGTCGAGCCGGGGCAGCTTTGGGAGCTTGGAGATCACCGGATAACTTGCGGCGACTCGACCAGCGCGGAAGTGATGAAGCGTTTGCTCGGCGAGGATAAGCCGCATCTGATGGTGACGGACCCGCCTTATGGCGTGGAGTACGATGCCAACTGGCGCAACGAGGCGAAGCGTGCAGACGGTTCCCCGATTGGCGCATCCGCGGTCGGCAAGGTATCCAACGACGACAAAGCCGACTGGCGCGAAGCGTGGGCGTTGTTTTCCGGCGACGTGGCCTATGTCTGGTGTGCTGGAACCAAGTCTCACATCGTTGCGCTTTCTTTAGAAGCCTGCGACTTTCAGATGCGCTCGCTGATCATTTGGGGCAAAAGCCAGTTTGCCATCGGACGTAGTGACTACCACGAACAAAAGGAACCCTGTTGGTACGCGGTACGCAAAGGAAAGACCGGCCACTACAACGGCGACCGTACGCAAAGCACGCTCTGGGAAATCGACAAGCCGAAGAAGAGCGAGACCGGCCACAGCACGCAGAAGCCGATTGAATGCATGGAGCGCCCGATCCGAAATAACTCGAAGCCGGGCGACTTGGTCTACGAGCCTTTCAGCGGCAGCGGAACCACGATCATCGCGTGCGAACGTACCGGGCGAAAGTGCCGCGCGGTCGAACTCAATCCCGCCTACGTCGCCATCGCGATCCAACGCTGGGCTGACGCCACCGGTAAAGAACCCAAGCGCCTCGCATGACCCCCGCCGCCGAAGCCCTGCGCGAGCACATCCGCTCGATCTATGCGCCGATCGATCGCCGGTCGGTGGTGGATTGGTGTAGTGACGAAGTGATCCTCTCCGAGCGTCAGACGCAAATGCCTGGCGCGTTTTCCGTCAGCATGACGCCCTACCTGCGCGAGCCGCTCGAGTGCTTCGGCGACATCGATGTCACGGATGTCGTGCTCGTCTTTGGAACGCAAACCGGCAAGACCACCATGATCCAAGCGGGGACTGCATGGCGGATTTGCAACAAGCCGCAGCCGATGGTGTGGGTCATGCCGACCGAAGGACTCGCCCGATCATTTTCCGAAACGCGATGGATGCCGCTCTTCGATGACAGTGCCACGCTCTCGGCTCAAAAGCCTGCCGATCGCCACAAGTTCAAAACCCTCGAGCAACACTTCAGCCGATCCTCGCTTGTCTTTGTCGGGTCCAACTCACCGGCCAACCTCGCCAGCCGCCCCGCCGGTCTTCTCCTACTCGATGAGGTCGACAAGTTCGCCACCGAGACCGACAAGGAAACCAGCGCCCTGCACCTTGCCGAAAACCGCACGAAGAGTTTCGTCGGCGCCCTCCGCGTCAAGACCAGCACACCGACCACGCCCGAGGGACCGATCTGGAAGGAATATCTCAAAGGCACGCAGGAAAAATTCATGCTGCCATGCCCGCATTGCGCGGAACGCATCGAGCTGCTCTGGGAGCAGGTGAAGTGGGATCGCGAGGCCAAGGCCGACGGCAAGTGGAACATGGCGCAGGTCGAAGAGTCCGCGCGCTACGAATGTCAACACTGCCACGGCTCGATCAACGACGGCCAGAAGATGGAAATGCTCCAGCAGGGGAAATGGCAATGCACCAATGAATCCGCGCAAAAAGGCTTCCGCTCATTCCACCTCAATTCACTCTACGCACCATGGCGGTCCTGCACCTTCGGCGCGCTGGCGGTGAAGTTCCTGCGCGATTCGGAAACCCTCAACGGCCTGCAAGATTTCACCAACTCGACCATGGCCCTGCCGTGGGAGCAGGTCGAGACCAGCATCGGCGACGCCAAGATCCTCGGCCTTTCCGGCAGCTACGAAATCGGCACTTGCCCGATCGATGAACCCGCGCATGTAGTCACCTGCGCCGATGTCGGCCAGGAGAAACAGCACTGGGTCACCACCGCCTTCGCTGCCGATGGATCATCCTATGTCCTCGACTACGGCACCACGCTTTCAGTCGAGGATCTTCTCCGCGATCCACCACTGCGATCCTATGCTACACCGAGCGGCGGTATCGTGAAACCTGAGTGCGGTTTGATCGACTCCGGCTTTGCGACCTTCCGCGTCTACGCCACCTGCCAAGAGTCCGGCGGATTCTTTCACCCGGCAAAGGGCGCGAATGTCACCTTCGGCACGCGGATCAGCCGCACCACGATCGACAACTTTCCCGGCGTCGTGCTCTACACCTATGTCGACCACGCGATCAAGACCGAGCTCTTCATCGACCGGATCAAAGATCAAAAGCCCGAGCTTAAGATCCCGAAGAAAGTCACCACCGAGTTCATCGCAGGACTGAGCGGGCAAAAGCTCGTCCCGCGCAAAACGCCATCCGGCCAAGTCTATGTCTGGAAGGATGTGCGCGACGATCACTTCATGGACGCGCTCAAGCTGTGCCACATCGCATGGCACATATTGAAAAACGCTTGAACTGGTAAGCAGCGCTTACAAGTCCCGAAACAACTCACCCACCACGCGGAAACGCCGGTGGGTTTTTTTATGCCATTTTGACACCCGCCCGTCGGCGTGAGCGAATCCATGAAAATCAGCGGCGTGAAGTCCTACCTGCGCCGGACCAAGACCAACGAAGAGCTCGAGGCCTTGGCCGACACCGTATTTTCCAGCGCCACCGAGGAAGTCGTCATCACCAGCATCGGCACCGAGGGCTCAAGCTCGTCCGGTCAGGTGAGTTTCCCTAAGTGGCTTTTACTCCAAGCGATCGAAGAACTGCTCACCGACGGAGGTCGTGAGCGTCAGCTTGCCGCGATCGTCGACCGCTCGCGCTACTCGTCTCCGCTTTGATTTTGACACCCCGAAATCAATTGTGAGCGAAATCAAAAAATCAAATCGCGGCGGCAAGCGCGCCGGAGCCGGACGCCCGAAGAAAAACGCCACGCCCAAGGCCGCTGCCTTTGAAGCAGCCGAGCATTCGATCAATCGCGGTCTCGTCATCCTCAACACCGTCGAACCCCGCCGCGAGCTCCCCGCGCAGACTCGCCTCGAGCTACTGAAGAAAGCCCGCTGGCTTTACAATAATGTCGGCGTCGCCGCCTACCTCATCGAGCACCTTGCCCAGCGCGCCGTCGGCACCGGCATCGTCCCGAAGGCCCGCACCGCGAATGCCGAGTGGAACCGCCTTGCCGAGCGTGCGTTCGAGGATCGCGCCTGCGCTGAGGCATGGGCATTCGATGCGTCATCTCAAGTCAACTTCTACGGCGCGCAAAGCCTCATCCTTCGGCAAGTCGCCTGCGATGGTGACTTCTTCGCGCAGTTCCTCACCACCCAGACCGGCGGCGCTCGCGTCCGCTTCATCGGCGGCGAGGCAGTCGGATCAACCGCCGACTCATCCGACCGCTCGTTCGATGGCGTCCTGCTCGACCAGTTCGGCGCGCCCATATCGTACCGCGTTATCACCGACCGCGCCAACGGCAAGTACACCGATGTCCCAGCGCAGGACATGCTCCACTTCCGCCACATCCGCCGGGCAGGCTACCCGCGCGGCGCGTCATGGCTGCACAACGCAGCAATCAACCTGCAAGACCTTTCGGAAATTCTCTCCTACACCAAGGGTGCATTCAAAGCAGGTGCGCAGATCGGCTTTTCGATCACCAGCAATGAAGCCGCCAAGATCGGCCTCGGCGCAAAAATCACCACCAGCGAAGGCGAAGACCTCAGCACCGAGCGCCTCTACAACGGCACCTTGATCCCCAAGCTCAAGCCCGGCGAGTCGATCCAAAGTTTCAAAAACGAACACCCA